GAAACTCAGGTCGAAAGTTTAGCGAATGAGAATGATCTTTGAATTTAGATGTCCTGACGGTCATCGTATTGAAAAATTTGTTGAAAGTTCTGTTCGTGAAATTACTTGCTCTGTCTGCGAGCAAGTGTCAACCAGAGTAGTTTCTTGTCGTGGCATTAGCCTTGATCCGATCAGTGGGGATTACCCTTCTGCGACGATGAAATGGGCAAAGATGCGGCAAGAAAAAATAAAAGCAGAACGAAAGGTAGCTAACGCATAGTCTTTCGTTAAACAAGGTAGCCGAAAGGTCTTGAATCGCGGAGTTAATTATGGCTGCAAAGCTAGTAAACGAAGAGTCCGAAGAAAACAAAGATGGGTTGGTTCCGATAGACGAAGGTAATGCTTCTGAAGTCGATAAGACAAGCGCATCCAAGTTCGCTGAAAAGTCGCGTGATGAAGTTGAGCAAATGCTTAATCAGGCGCAAACGATGATAGGCAAGCAATCAGAAGAAGTGCGAGATGCGCGGCTTCAAATTGCTGCGTATCAGAAAGCGGATAATTTCATACAAGGACAGCTCGACGCAAGCAAGCAGGAACAGCCAAAGGAAGAGTTAGACTATTTCGGTAATCCTGAAGATGCTATTCAGAAGTCGATTGAGAGTCATCCAGTAGTAACAGAAACACGCGATACGCTGAAAGAGCTAAAGCAGCAACAAGCCGCTCAGCAAATCATGGCTAGGCATCCTGATATGGTTCAGGTTGTCCAGGATCAACAGTTTGTGGATTGGGTGTCTCAAGATGCAGTTCGGCTAAGGTTGTTTAACGAAGCTAACAATGATTTGAATGTTGAAAGCGCTGTATACATTTTTGATGAATACAAACGACAACATCAAACGGAGTCAGCTCCAGAACAACCAAAAATGAAGCGTTCTGAATCTGTAAGGGCTGCGTCTAGTGGCGCGGCAACTGGCAGCTCAGAACCAGTTAGCAAAAAGAAGTACAGGGCTTCCGATATTAGGCGACTCAAAATTGATGACCCGCAAGCCTATGCTGATCGTAGCGACGAAATTATGCGAGCGTATGCAGAGGGTCGTGTTGTTCGTAATTAATTTCGGAGATTCCTGCAATGGCAACTTCTGTTTATCCTGCCACGGGTGGTTTTAGTGATAATACTACTCAGGCAAATTTTATTCCTGAACTATGGTCTGATGAAATTCGGGCTGCATACGAAAAGCGTTTAGTTCGCGCTGGTCTTGTTAAGCGTCTTCCTATGGTTGGAAAGAAAGGCGACACAATTCATATTCCTGCTCCCACTCGCGGAACTGCAACGGCTAAAGCGGCAAAAACCGCTGTGACCGTTCAAGCGAATACTGAAAGCGAAGTGCAAGTCTTGATCGACAAGCATTACGAGTATTCAAAGCTAATGGAAGATGTAACTGAAATCCAAGCGCTTTCTAGCATGAGAGGTTTTTACACCGACGATGCTGGCTATGCACTTTCCACCCAGACGGACAGCGACCTAGCTGAGCTTGGAAAAGCCATTGGCGACCAAACTGCTAATTGGGTCGGCTCTGGTTCTTACTACAATGACGCCTCTTCTGGTTTAACTGCTTATGCGGTTGACACAGTTACTACGGCAGATTTGGTCGACGACGCGGCGATAAGAGGTGTTATCAAGCTGCTGGATGACAATGACGTTCCTTTCGATGAAAGATACTTTGTTATTCCTCCCTCAATGCGTAAAACCATTATGGGTATAGATCGTTATGTAAGCAGCGACTTCGTAGATGGCCGAGGCGTTTCAAATGGACGAATCGGCAACCTTTACGGTGTTGAGATTTATGTAACTTCTAACTGTTCTACCACTGAAACCGCTGCTGAAAATAGCGCTGGTGGAGAAATCAAAGCCGCTACAATTTTTCATAAAGAGGCTTTCATTCTAGCTGAACAGCAAAACATCAGAACACAAACTCAGTACAAGCAAGAATGGCTTGGTACGTTATTTACTGCCGATACAATTTACGGAGTAAAAACTTACCGTCCTGATGCTGCGTTCAATTTGATGGTGAATGCTTAAAACTCTCCCTTGAGATTCGGGGGCATTAAGTTGCCCCCTTTTTTTTAACAAAACGGGGTAAAGCATGGCAACCATCATTACCAAAAATAGCTCTACTGCGTCTGACGTTCCATCAAGTTCAGATTTAGTTCAAGGCGAGCTTGCAGTTAATGTAGCTGATAAAAGACTCTTCACAGAGAATGCTTCTGCTGCTGTTGTTGAAATCGGTACAAATCCAACCTCAGTTACCACTGGTGCTTTATCATCTACCGGAATTACCTGTTCTGGTACGGTTAATGGCACAGTCATTACTGCATCCACAAATTTCGCTGGAAATATCACAGGAAATTTAACTGGAAATTCCGCAGGCGTTCACACAGGTGCAGTTACCGGAAATGTAGCTGGTAATATCACCGGATCAGGCAGTTCAAGCCTTACAACTCTAGCAACAACGAATTTAACCGCTGGTGGGTTAGCTTATCCCACAGCAGATGGGGCGGCTTTGACTGTTCTTAGTACGGACGGGTCAGGTACGCTTTCTTTTATTTCGGTTGCGGGTGCTTATGATCTTGCAACTCAAGCTGAAGCGGAAGCTGGTACAGAAACGGGCGGTAAAATCTTTTCTCCCCTGCGTGTCAAACAGGCCATTGATTCACTTGCTGTAACAACTTCAGATTTTGGAACTGGCGTAGGAACTTTTTTAGGAACTCCAAGTTCAGCTAACTTACGCACAGCGGTCACTGATGAAACCGGAACAGGTTCATTAGTTTTTGCTACTAGCCCAACTTTGGTTACTCCAGCTTTAGGAACGCCAGCATCCGGTGTAATGACGAATGCAACTGGGCTTCCTTTAACCACAGGAGTTACAGGCACTCTTCCCATTGCCAACGGTGGCACAAATTCAACATCTACCACTTATTGCAGTCTCACAGCTAATGTTTCAGGAGTATTACCGAATGCAAATGGCGGCTCTGGTGCAATCACTCCACTTTTAAAAGGAGTTGGATATACGGCTGTCAATCGAGATTACATTATTGCTACTGCTGGAAGCATTACTATTACTCTACCTACCTCACCGACCGCAGGAGATACAGTCACTATCAAAGATGGTACTGGAGCAGCAGCGACTACTGCATTTACAGTTGGTCGTGCTGGTTCAAATATAGCCAGCTCTGCAAGTGATTTAACCTTTGATAAAAATTGGGCTGAAATTGTTTTGACTTACATTGATGGAACAATAGGTTGGAGCGTATAGATGAGTAACCTCTCCGATCTGATTCCCGCAGGAGGGGGTCAGAACAATACGGATTTTGTGGCTGATGGAACAATAGTTTCTGGTAAGCCTGTGATTCTTACTGCGGCGGGGAAGGCTGCACAAGTTGTCCAAACATCTCCCGCTGTAACTTTTGCCGCAGGAACTCCAGTTGAGTTTAATGGTGATGCCGACACGGGCAACCTTGCAATGGCTTATGACTCGTCTAATAACAAAATTGTTCTTGCTTACACTAATTATTATTTCAGCCCAGCTAGTGCTGGAGCCTGTATTATAGGAACAGTAAGTGGCACAACAACGTCATGGGGAACACCCGTTATATTTAGCTCTGGGGCGTCAGGCCGAGGAATGGGGATGGCTTTTGATTCCACTAATAATAAAGTGGTTATCGCGTTTAGGGATGAGGCTGATGCAGATAAAGGAAAAGCTATTGTAGGTACTGTTTCTGGAACCTCTATTTCATTTGGTACTGCTGTAGAGTTTGAATCAGGAGATACAAGAGATATGAAGTGTGCATTTGGTAACGGCCAAGTGCTTATTATCTATGTGGATAAGGATGATACATATAAAACAAAAGCCATTGTAGGAACGGTAAGCGGGACATCTATATCCTTTGGGACTCAAGTTTCCTCTGGATGGAATTATTCTCTTAACCCTACTGCTAGTTATGATTCTACCGCCAATAAATTCTTTTTTGCGTTCAGGGATAACCTTGCCAGTAACTACGGTTCCTCGGCAGTTATAACCGTTACTGGAACA